TCCGTATAGTCGTCTCGTCTCCTTCGACCTAATTGTTCTGCACCAAACTTCTGTACTTCAGTCTGATACTTTTTTTCATAAAGTTGTAGCATATCCATTGGGCCTTTTAAATAGCTAAACGCCTCTACTAAACATGCATACAACAATCCATTACCAAAGTTAAGACTTAAATAAGTTGTCGTATTCGCCGAACTCAATCCTATCGGTCTAGCGTTGTAATGAATTTTGTACATAAAAGCTGAGCTGGGTGTTGGCACAATGGTGATTCGTCCTGAAGACGTTGCTCCAGTTCCTTCTGCTCCACCTGACATAGCGTAGTATTTTGGTGTGCCCGTCGTCGTTTCAGCTGCATCATATTCTCTAAGATAGCTAATATCTTTCTTAATCAGGAAGCTGTTCGCTCCTGTCGCAGCCGTCGTTGATGTATAAACTTGAAGATCTCTAACAAATAAAGTTCCAGCAGGAGCATGAACATTATCTGTTGAAGCGACTAAATTGCCAACGAGTTCTTTTCTATCAGCATCAATAGGGATTTCTCTTTGTATTCTAAGTTCAGAGTTATCAATAAATTGATCTGTAATCGTACTTGATAGGACACCCGTTCCTACTTCGGTATAATTTAAAATTGCTGTTGTGAGTGTTGAATAAGTAAATCCTGCCATATTATGCTTCTAAAGTTGCCGGTCCAGCCGTACAATTGTTGCCTCCTCCTGATACTCCTCCACTTGTAGCAGTGTTAGTATCCACAGTAAAGTAGTAGAAGTCATCGGTTGCAGTCACATCACCACTGGAATCTCTTTTACCAACCGTAATCGAGTAGCCAGCAGATTTTGCAATATTCGATCCACTAATGCCATCAAAGTCTACTGGATTTTGAAAGCCATCGGGATCTGAACTAGTCCAAATAGATCCTCTAAATCTAACGGTATCACTGGTATCTCTACCATGACTTCTTTCATAAACATTAATATAAGAAGATCCTGAAGCAATCGTTGAAAAAGGATCAGGTCCTAAAATAGCTAGAGCATCATTTTCAGTTCTTGCAGGTCTAGCATTAGTTAATCCATGTCCTTCTGCACCATATCCCCGTGGTTCTAATTGAGGATGCTTTGCTTCAAATTCAGACTTATGAACAAACATACCATTCCATTCTCTAACCATTTCACTATAGGGGAATTCCATTCCACTTCTGTCTGATATCGCTTTAGCGTATTTTCCTCTTGCAAATGCCATAATCATCCACTCGGGTAATAAGACTCCGGAGTTATATAAGTGCTTGTAGAAGATCCATCTTCTGCCAAAGCTCTTTTTAATTCATCTTCATATAATAATTTTAATTCTTGTACTCTTTGAGGTGCGTATTTCTGTGCCAGATAAAAAGATAAACCAGATGCCATACAAGGCACAAAACGATAAGGGACATCGGTTGCATCCGTATAAGTAGAATCAGCATCTTGAATTCTTTTTACAAAATAAATATGCATGTCTTTTGATGCATTAGAAGAATCTGCTGTTGGATAAACAGTTATAGTAGTTTTATCAATAAGTCTTTGAACAAAATATCTAGAAGGAGTTCCTTTAGATAATTTATTAGCTAATCCAGAATAAGTTGATCGATCTGTTTTTGTAAGTGTAGAATCAGCTTGATCTGTAGCAGTTCTATCAGCTCTAAGTGTAGCTTCTAAAACGTCAGCAATGCCGTACGTTGAAGTTCCTGTTGTTCCACCAACAGTCACAGAAGAAGTTCCATCCCCAGATGCTCTATAAAAAGTATATTCAGCTTGACCTTCGATTAAGTCAATATTGGTATCGCCTACTTCCCAGTAATGCAAACCTCTATTACCCCATTCTTGAAACATTACATTTAAAGAACGTCTTGCTGTTTTTAATTGATATCCCGAAACAGATTGTAAGCCAATTCGCTCGTAGGCTTCTTCAATTATTTCGTCTACAGCAAATGTTTTGTCGAACGTTACTGTTCCGGAAGTAGTATTAGCCATATGCTACCTCCTTATGACGGTGTTTTAATAAACTCTGCTACAACTGTGTACATGTTACCGTCATCCGCTTGACTCGGTATCACAACATTAATATCACCGTTTGTATTAGCGTCTGTGCTTGGTGGTAGTCCACCAAACTCTCTAAAGTCCCAATAACCTGTTCCGACTAAACCAAGCAAAGGTCTATCTCCGTCTGAATCTTCAAAATCTAAACGAGCGTGTGAGTCGCCGCCATCCCCAGAATCACATGCAAACCAAATTCTTTGCAAAGCTCCGAGTTGTGCAACACCTGCTACAGTACGTGCTGAAGAGTCAAAAAATACTGTTGTACTTGTGCTACCGTCTGATTCTATAACTATTTTTATTACGACTCGTTTATCGTTTTCTTGTAGAACTTCTGGTCCTGTTACTGTATTTGCCATATTCCCTCCTTAATCAAGAATACTAGATGGGGCCGAAGCCCCATCATATTTTATTTATTAGCCGTTATTATAATCAAAAGCTGCGCCCCAAATTTTAATAACTAATTTACCTGCTGTGTAAGCAGCTTCAGTAGCTGTTCCACAAGTTAGGTAAAGATATTTTAGTGAAAGTGCTGCTAAAGTAGCTCCGGCATCATGTTGTTGTCTCATGCCAAGAGACCAGTCACCACCATTTACAACGACTGTTGGAGTTGATACCGCTGCATTTTCTGCATCAGTAGCTGTCGCTGAACATACTAAATTAATATCTGGGTCTCCACCTGTGGGTGCTTCAAAACAGCCATTTCAATGCGAATGGAATACCATTAACTCCAGTTGTTAGTTCTGCGATGTAAGCATTAGCTGCTCCACCATCAGTACCAATAACATCGTCAGCAGAACCACCACAAGCTAATCCACCATGTAGATCGATTAGAATAGTAGTGTAGATAAGACCACCAATTTTATTAACAAAAGTGTTAATTGCATCATCAGCAATTCCTGACCCATGCGCATTTGGTGTGATTTTGAAAATAGTAGCTGCTGTACCTAAACTTCCATTGTTAGTACCTGTTGAAGTACCTACTGCTACAATGTTGTTTCCAGTGCTTGCAACTTTTTCTACTTCCATACCACCCGCTGCTTTTATAACAGCGTAATCTACAAATACTCCTGTAGTTGTGTTTTTAGTTGTTGCTTTTATATCGCCATCGGAACGTACCGTTCCATTAAACGTTGTTGTTGCCATAATTAAATCCTCCTAGTTTCTGAACATAGTCTCTAGGCCGTCGACTACACGCGTCTATGTTCTAAATTAATTGTATAGTGATTTTTTTATATAGTAATTTTGTATAAAGTGCAAGAGTTCCCTAAAAAAATGTACGATTTCAGCGATGTGGCTTTAAAGATTACGTAGCCACTGACATATCGGGGGCAGAGCTTGTGATTGCATTTTCTCTGTCTGCAATCTTAGATTCTTCGAGCTTGATCTCAGTGATAATATTTTTAATTTTTTTATCAATTTCGACCATATTGAGAGTATATTTACCTTCTTGCTCATACTCCAACTGCCACCTCAACTCCAAGGACCGTTTTTGTTTGTACAGGTCTTGTACCATCAATAACCTCCTCATAGGTTATTCTATTAGGAATATGTTTATACATTCCCGTCGATTCCCATTTTATAGACTTTTCTCCTAGTTTGTCAAGGATCGAGTTTTCTATAGACTGTGCATTATCTTCTGCTTCTACATCAAAAGAAGCATAGTGATCATAAGCCCATATTTTAACTGTGAAATTTGTCATTTCTACCTTTCTATTTATGAAATGTGGCGGTTTTGAGGCCATCACATTATAAAATTAAAGGACACTGAGATCCTTATATCATTACTTTTATTAGGTTCTACTTTATGCCACAACCATGAAGGAAACATTATAATTCTTCCAGGAACCGCATCATAATAAGCTTCTCGCCACAATTCTCTAGGTAATTTTACCTTTTTTCTAGGTGGCTTACTCTGTTGAACTCCTGGTCTTGGATCCATTAACTCTAATCTACCAGAATTAGGCGGCGCTTTTACATAATAAGCACCAGAAAATAATGAGTTAGGATGAATATGGGCTTGATTGTACCCTCCAGGTGAGTTTATATTAGCCCACATATTACCAATGAGAGGTTCTCTATCTAAATATTCTTCTTGAATAATTTCATTTTGCATTTGAAACAGTTCTTTAATTAAAGGTTCATATTCTTTTTTATGATTCATATCTGTTTGTGAATGCCAGCCATTAACATTGGTCTTACTAACACCTGAATCTTTTTTACTCCATTCAACAATATGTTTTTCTAGATATGAATTTAAATTTTCAGGATTAGGTAAATCTTTAACGTAGACAATAGTTGGAAAAAAATATTCTTTAATCATCCTTGATATCTTTCTAATTAGAAAAATGAGGCGGTTTTAAGGCCGCCTCATTAATTTACTTATTTACTTATTACGCACCTGGTGATCCAAAGATACCTCTCCAGTCAGACCAGCCGAAGCTGTATCTTTCTCGAGCTTTGTATCTCACGTTACCAGTTTCAAAATCGCCTTCCATAGCGGTTTTGATTGGTGCTCTTGTGAAGTGTTTAAGTCCATTAGGTACATCTGTTTTGATAAAGAATGCATCAGTGTCAGTTAAGTAGTGATTAACTACATAACCTTGAGGTATCATCCCCATGTTTTTGATTGCATTGATATCATTATCAGCTGTTCCCACTCTACCTACAGATTTCATCAATCTTTCAGCAGTAAATTGCAACGCAGAAGGAATAATTAATTTCATTCCTTTAGCTGCAATTTTCAGACCACGCTCATCAGTTAGAGCTGCAATGTCAATCATTGATTGCTCTAAAGATGTTTCGTTAAGGTCTGCAGCAGTTGATAGTTCGTTTTGCTCAGTACCAGCAACAATTACGTGTGCTGTTGAACAAAGTTCTAAACCATCTCCGCCAGTGTATGAACTGTTAAACGCTCTGTTAAGAACATTTGCTGCTTTAACTTGTTTCACATTAGCCATAGATCTAGCTAGTGCTTTTGTATATCTAGACGCAAGTCTATCATACAAATTATCTTCAATCGCTTCTTCAGTAATTGAAAACGCTAAAGCAAGCGTTTCGTGCGTATAACGAGCTGTGAAAGTTTCTTGAGCAGCGTCATAATTAACTGCTGAACCTTCAGGTTTAACTCCAGCATTCGCGAATCCTGATAACATTACTTCTTCTTCAAAAGCTCTGTCTGAATTTTCAGTATCGAAAACATCTGAATGCTCGTTAGCGTAGTTTTTGTACTCCAGGCCAAATAGTGCATTTAAACCTGGCTCTAGTTCTTTAACTAGTTGTGCTCTTGATATAGCCATAATTTATACTCCTATAGTCCTGTTATTAGTTTGTATGTATGTTCCCCAGTATTCGCAACTACATAAGCATTAGAATTTGCCGCTGTTAAGTCTGAATTATCTGGATCTTTAGAAGCTCCAATTTGAGTCCACGTACCAGTCGCCGTAGTTGTATAGCTAGAAGTATCAATCTCTGCACTTGATTGTCCATTAATTGTACTTCCGCCTGTACCTACGTGATCATGGTTTGCATTGTTGTTATTCGCAACAGTAGCCGTGTCATCATGTTGGCCTTCAAAGATAATTTGAGGATCTGCATAAACATTAGCAACTATGTCAGAAGCTGTAATGCTTCCTGGATAGTATGCTTTCCACGTTGGTTTACTTGTAGTTGGGTCTGTATAGAAACAACCGTTAAACACTCCATTCATTTGGACTGCACCGACTGCACCTAATTCAACTCCACCACCAGCAACCAATGCGCTCGGGGAACCAGTGTAAATTACACCTGTATAGCCAGAAGCAATTACATATTCTTCTGTTCTAGGCGTTCCACCTGATAAATGCCTTACAGCTCTAAAGCCGAAGGCAGCATCTTGATTTGCCATGTTTGTCTCCTTAGTTAATAAAATTTCGTTGGATTAGGAATCGCTAATAAATTAGTCCTTCTTAGTACCACCGAAGGTTACACGGGTTTGCCTCTCAGCATTGATCGGCATTCCTGGGTGCTGTTCCTTCATAAGATCGCTTTCAACCGCGTCGTCTCTGTCTTGAGTAATTTTTCTAAAATACTCATCGCGCGCTTTGACAATCTCTTCTGGTATCCTTGCCAGCAATAGGCCACCAACTCCGATTACCCCTTTGTATTTACCTTCCGTCATCACTGGATATTCCGATCCTGGATACTGATCTCCTCTTACGAGTTCATATCCCGATCTTAATCTGCCGGCCATGTTCTTTGTATCATCAAAGCCCATAGTTTCGGCTCTTATCCATCTGTGATGAAATCCTGCAGGTGCAGGGGGTGCATCTAAAGATGATGGTGGAGTCCAAACAACTTTTTGAGCAGTTTTTGCTCGGGTCTGGCTCGCACGGGAAGTTTTCATTTCTTTGGTCATATGCTTATGCCTCCTTCGTGAATTGTTTTTGTTTTGCATACTCTTCTAGTGGCACACCTAATTTTTTAGCGATTGCTACTTCTGAGGATGTGAGTCTCATAGTTTTGCGACCAGGTTTAACACTTCGCGTCGCTGACGCTACTGTTTGTGTCGGTTTAGTCGATTCCGTTGACTCTGTTTTAGCAAATTTATGCGGGAAGTCAAGTCTCATTCTCTTGTCTATCTCAACATAATATTCGTCCGAATTTGGATCGAATCCTTCTTGCTCGGTTAGTTTCTTATGGTAATCAAAAGCCGTGTACGTCATGGCATTGTCTTTACCAAACCAGTCGTTCTTTTCGGCCCATGATTCAGCTCTAGGATCTGGCGCTGGAGGTCTTCCAACAGCTTGATCCAAAGTAGGTGTTTTTACTTCTCTTTCCCTAGTTTCTTCAACTCTGGTCTTAAAAGCTGCAACTCTTGATTCTTCAACGCCTAGTTTAGCAATTTCTTTTTGTGCTTCAACCTCAGCATTAATATCACTCGCTTCCCTTGCTGCTGCAAGTTTAGCTTTAGCTGCTTCCAAGCCTGATACAACTCTATTTTCCATAGCAGTTACATAGCTTGGTTCAAGTTTCGCCATTCTTGTTTTAACATCAAGATGTTCTCTTTGAACACCTTTGGCATAATCCAAAGCGGCTTCTTTTTGTCTTTCCGCTTCACGCCATTTTTTAGTTAACTTGGAAATTCTCTTTTGAACACCTTCACTATATTGCTCTAATTCTTCTTTTTTCTCTTCTACTTTCTCTACTGGTTTCTCTTCTACTTTTTCTTCTACTTTTTCTTCTACTTTTTCTTCAACCGGCTGTACCGCTTCTTCTTTTTCTTCAGCAATATCAACTTCAGCGCCTGGGCCGGTTGTGTCAATATCAACTGTTTTTTCTTCTTTTTTATTTTCTTCTGGCATAGTTCCTCCTATGATTAATTATGACTCAGTACGGATTCAGGATCTTTAATCGTTCCTAAAACTTCATCATCATTTAAGATGCGCACTTCGCCACCTTCTATGGGTAGTCTTGATCCTGCATAACGTGCAAAGATGACCCATTCACCGACATTGCACCACGGACCTGTTGGATATTTTTCCTTATCTTGATAGGCCAACGGACCCATCGATAATACATAACCACAATTAGTTGCGACTCTTAATTTGTCTAAAGATTCTTGCGCAATTAAAATTCCACCCTTGGTTTTTTCTCTGGGTGTAAAGGGCAAAACTAAAAGTCTCCAGCCGCTTGGAACAGGGAGCTGGGATTCTTGATTCTTAATATTTTCTGGATTTAAAGGTTCTTCTTTATATTTTTCTTCCAAAGCATTTTTATGCTTTGGGTTTTCCTCTTGTGAGATCGATAACGTTTCCTTGCTCATCTTTTTGCTCCTTTGCTTTTAGCAGGTTAGAGATTTCCTGAAGCAAGTACTGATATGCACGTGCTTGTCCTAACATATACTGATATTTCTCCATATTGTCAACACCACCACTAATCATGTTGTCTCCAAGACGTTGAATATTTTCTCTTATAAGTTTTTGTAGCTTAGCAACGATAACTAAGGGATCCATTTGCCTTTTTTCTCAATTTCATAATAGTTCTCATAGGATGGATTTGATAATTTAACTCCACCGTATTCACTTTTGATAGCCTTACCTATATAGCCACCTGTATTAACTTTTATTCTTCCACCTTTTTTATATTTCTTTTCCCATCGCTTTGCAATTTTAGGAAGGTTCGCATGCATATAGCGTCTTTGTTTTTCTGACTGAAA